TGATCATTACAGTGAATCGTTCAGGTGTGGATTATGATGGTCATATTGACCATTGGGTAACTTATCATCCTGAGAATTTTGAGGATTGGATATACGAACGAGACGAGATAAATAGGTACGAACCTGTTAAGAATCTGTGGACTGCAAGTTCTAAGCATTATAAAGGGCCCTTGCAACTCAAAAGAACAAGCTCTTGGGGTGGGTCTTCTGGGTTGCTCGGTGTGGCAGTGGCCTTGCATAATGGTGCAGATAAGGTAGTCTTATGCGGAGTACCTTTGGATCAACATCAAGGTCACTACCACAATAAAACTATTTGGGGTAAAAAGCTTTGGAAGGAAGCTTCAAGGTATCGTTTAGCCTGGACTCAGAATATGCCTTCTATGGAAAATAAGGTAAAGTCATTTAGTGGTTGGACGGCAAAGTTGCTAGGTTCACCTACAGATAAGTGGGTGGAGCCATGACATATCATTTTAAGCGCCTTACTGTCGACGAGGTCTCTAGACTTAGTAGGTTAATTAATCAGCAAGAGCCACCTATTAAGGCTAGTTTTATGCAGTTTGTTAAGGACGCCAAGTCTGACTCTGCCTCACGTCGGATCTTGGAAATGTTGGAGCAAAATAGGGTAGATGATGCAATTGCCTTTGTTAATAGCTTTACTATTCCGTTAGGAAATGCTGTTGCTGAAGCCATTAGGAATGCTGCAGGCGCTGGCGTCAAGGCTATGGCGCCTAAGGTTCAGAATATTAATCCAGAAATTTCTATTAGCTTTAACCCGTTATCAACTAGACTTATACAGATTATGACTCAGAATAGGTTAGAATTCATTAGTGAATTTACTGAAGAGCAACGCCAGGCAACGAGATATGCCTTGGTTCAGGCGATTGAACAGAATATGACGGCAAGACAAGCTGCTGCAAGGTTCCGTGACAGTATTGGCTTGACCGCTAGACAATTACAAGCGGTGGATAATTATCGCCGACTGTTGGAGGAAGGAAGTGCTGAAGCCCTGGGGCGTACTCTTGCTGATTCTCGGTTTGATCGTACTGTATCTAATGCTGTTTCCGGAGTGAAGTCACTTACTAAGTCTCAAATCGATAGGATGGTTGAACGTTATACTGAGCGCTACTTGGTTTATAGATCTGAGATGATTGCTAGGACTGAATCGGTTAAAGCTGTTTCACAGGGTAATGATGAGGCTATTAGGCAAGTTGTTCTTCAGTCTGGGCTTAGTAATTCTAGCGTTACTCGTACTTGGCATAGTATTCATGATAGTCGCACTCGTGATCATCATCGGTCTCTTGATGGGAAGCAAGTAGGTTTAGATGAGCCTTTCATTGATGGGCTTGGTAATAGAGTAATGTACCCAGGTGATCCTAATGCACCTCCAATTACAACCATTCAGTGTCGCTGTGTTGTGACACATAGTATCGGAGCTTAAGATGCCGTATAAAACTAATGCGGATCTTCCTGACTCTATTAAGGATAATTTGCCAGCTGAGGCTCAGTCTCAGTTTAGAGAAGTCGTAAATTCGGTACTTGCTGAAGGTCATTCTGAAGAGCGAGCCTTTAAGAGCGCTTGGTCAGTGATTAAGCGTCGCTGGAAAAAGAATGAGGAGGGTAATTGGGTGAAGAAGAATGCGGACGGTACAATTGAAGCTGATGTAATAGCCAAGGTAGATGAGGAGCTTGGTCTTGTCTTTGGCTGGGCTATCGTGTCTAAGGTCAATGGTGAGGATTACTTTGATCTGCAAGGTGACCATATTCCTGAGCAATCGATGCTTAAGGCTTCGGTGAACTTTATGGAAAATTCTCGCATGGCTAAAGAGATGCATGATGGCGAGGGTAAAGGAACTGTCCTTTTTGCCTTTCCTATGACCACTGAAATTGCCAAATCAATGGATATTCATACAACTCAGACTGGTTTAATGATTGCAGTTAAGCCTAACGATAAGGCAATGCTTCAAAAATTTAAGGATGGACAATACACCGGCTTCTCAATTGGAGGCCGACGTATTAAGGACAAGGAAGTAAGCTCATGATCGTAGCTCTCATTAACCTGATCATCTGGTTACTAGTACTAGGCATCGTTTACTGGTTAGTAGTTTGGTTGATCGATAGTGTTCCTATCCCAGATCCACCGGCAAGGTTAATTAAAATTGGCTTGGTGGTGATAATGACGTTGTTGGTAATCCTAATGCTTCTCAACTTTATTGGTATCGATATTGGTGGGGATCTTAGGGTACCGAGGGTGGTGCAATGAAACGGATTATGGAGGAATTCGAAATAACTGAGATTAGTGGGGTGGACCGACCGGCCCAAGCTCACGCAAAGATGACGATAATGAAGCGTCATGACGAGGCCGACTCGAAAGTCGGTGATGAAGACATCGGAAAGAAGGAGAAAGACCAGATGGCCGATGAAGAAAAGAAGGTCACCGACTTGGAGAAGCAGGTGACTGATTTGACTGCCAAACTCGAAAAGATGACTGAGGACCAGAAGGATCTTACCTTTAAAGCCTCAATGTCAGACATCCAGAAGACTTATTATGAAGGTCTGGATGAAGAGGCCAAGAAAGGTTTTGTCGTTCTTCCTGAAAAGGAGCGCGAGAAGGCCGCTATTGAGGCTCGCAAAGTGAAAGAAGCCAATGATGAGGTGATCAAGACTGCAGATAATGTCGAGATCCGTAAGTCTGTGGTTGGTGATGCAATGTTTGCTATCATCAAGTCGCAGGAAACTCGCATTGCGAAGCAGAATGAGGATCTTGCTAAGGCACAAGAAGCCTCTGCATTGGCTGAGTTCACGAAGCGTGCTGAGACTGAGTTGAAGCATCTGCCTGGAGAACTTGCTGCTAAGGCACAGATTCTCAAGGCAATTTCTGGAATCAGCAAAGAGACTCAGGAGTCGTTGACTGCAATGTTGAAGGCAGGTGACTCTGCCATCAAGGCTGCTTTCAAGACGAATGGTCATGGTTCTGGCGTTGATCCTATTGACGGTTCGGCTCTGTCGACTGTGAATAAGAAAGTTGCCGAGCTTCGTAAAGCTGATCCAAAGATGACTGAAGCACAGGCGATGACAAAGATCTATTCGGAAAATCCTGAGCTTTATGAACAGCTTGCTTCTGAAAATTAAGCTGGCTTCCGAGCCCGCTTAGCATGCCTTAAGATAAACAGAAGGAGACAGCGATGTCTTACGAAGAACGGGTTGATATGATTACCATGGTGGCAGGCTATGATGCCAGCGAGGTAATCTTTCGCTTTGTTGTCACGGGAAGTGATGGCAAGGCAGAACTTGCAGGTGCAGGTGTGGTACCTTCGGGAGTAGTGACTGTTGGTGCTCCTGAAAATCATGGCATTCGTGTTGCAGTTAAGGGCATCACTCCTGTTGAAGCCAGTGGTGCTTTGACTGCAGGTAATTCAGTAGCAACTGCTGCTGAAGGGAAAGCCGTGTTGGCTGGCTCTGCCATCGTTGTTGGTATCGTCCAAGCCACAGCAGATGGCAATAAGACGGTCTATGGAGCAGGTGACTTTGTACCTGTTCTGTTGGTCTGAGCGGAAGGGGAACTATAATGAGCGCTGTAAGAAAGGCAATTAACGGCATTATAGCCCCCGGTGATGTGCATATCAACGCACCACTCACTAACGTGGCTATCGCCTATTTTCAGAACGCGTCAGTGTTTATTGCAGACAAGGTCTTTCCGAACATTCCTGTTCAGAAACAGTCAGACCTTTTCTGGAAATACATCCGCGCTGACTGGAACCGTGGTAAGTATAAGATCCGGGCGCCTGTGACCGAGTCGGTTGGTGCCGGGTTTGGTACGGAACGTGACACATACTATGCAGACGTTTGGGCGCTGCATAATGATATTTCCGACCAAACTCGTGCCAATGCAGATTCTGTCTTTAGCCTGGATCGTGATGCAACGAACTTTCTTATGATGCAGGGACTTATTTCCCGTGAACTTTCATTCGCTGCTAAGTTCTTGGTAGCGGGTGTCTGGGGGAATGAGGCAACTGGCGTGGCATCGGCCCCGGGCGCAGGTGAGTTCATTTCTTGGGATGATGCAGGCTCTACGCCCATTGAAGACGTACGTTCGGCGAAGCGTGTAATTCAGTCGACAACTGGATTTTTGCCGAATATCTTGACGCTTGGTGCCGCTGTTTATGACACCTTGATTGATCATCCAGACATTGTTGATCGTATCAAGTATGGCGGTGGTCCAGGTGCTCCGGCTATCATCAATAAGGCTGCACTCGCTGCCTTGTTTGAGGTCGATCAGGTACTCGTTTCTGAGGCGTTTACTAACACCTCAGATAGCGATGAAGTAAATGAGATGGTTATGGGCAATGATGCTTTGCTGACCTATTCGCCAGCAACTGCCTCGTCACTCATGCCTTCAGCTGGATATACCTTCAGCTGGACTGGGTATCTTGGCGCCTCCGATCAAGGTGTACGTGTCAAGAAATTCAGAATGGAAGAACTTGCTGCGGATCGTGTTGAAGCTGAAATGGCTTATGAACAGAAGATGGTTGCTCCTGATCTTGGCTACTTCTTCGAGGACGCGATTA